AAGGCTGAAACCGAGATATATCAGGGTAGAAAAAATATTAAAGCTTTAATTCTTGAATAAAAAAAATCCAATAGCAAAGATATTAAGAGATAGACGTTACCGTCAAGTTGTGATAAAAAACAAAAAAGTTTATAACCGAAAAAGGAGTAACCATGGACAATTTAAAAGTACAAATCCAAAAATTATGGATGGAGCATAGCCATCATGTTATAATTTTTGTCGCTGGTGTTGTAATAGGTGCTGTTATATTTTAGTATGACAAATGTCATATTTAAATGCAAATATACCGGTAACATACGCACAAATTAAAAGAGAATATTTATATGATCTTAAAGCTCATCATGGCGAAGTTGAAGATTGTATTATCTTCGGCTTTGCTTCGATCACTGGTCGTCCAATTTTGTTCCACGCGATTATGGAAAATGGTGCAATCTTCTACCGTTTACCAATATCTGCTTTCATTCAAAGAGGTTTTAAGCCAGAAAACGTACCTAAATATAGGCTTGATGAATTGGAGCTATGGAATTGTTTTAGTTATTATCCTTCTGTGCATTCTTTCGATATCTTAGATGGTCAATCAGGTAAATTTATTGGAAAAAATAAAAAATGGCATAATGGAGCTTATTTGTTCACTATTGACTGGGCTCATCCAGAGAGTAATATAGTGGATACGGACCATTCAGAAATTCCGCACGAGCACAAGTGCGCACATGTATTGGCATTAGATGATGGCAATTATGCAGCTCAACCTAATAATAGATTGATATGGGATATTCCATCATTTACTGTAAAAGATGAAATTCCTGATTGGAAAGTACAAACAAGTGAGTGGAACGTAGAAGACACTCGTCAGTGGAGAACAGAAGATACTGATAAATTCTTTTACGAAATTGAGGAGAAAAAAAATGAGGTTAAGTAAACATTTTACATTAGAGGAAATGACTAAGAGTATGACGGCTACTCGTAAAGGTATAGACAATTCACCAGGAGCAGGTGAAATTAAAAATTTAGAAAATGTATGTTACGAAATACTAGAACCCGTTCGTGCTCATTTTGATAAACCAATTATGATTAGTTCGGGCTATCGTTCAGAAGCGCTTTGCGAGGCCATAGGTTCGAAAAAAACCAGTCAACATGCACGGGGCCAGGCGGTTGATTTTGAAATTAATGGAGTGCCTAATATTAAGGTCGCTTACTGGCTGACTAATAACGTGGACTTCGATCAATGTATTCTCGAGTTCTACAAGCCTGACGATGGACAAGCGGGCTGGATACACGCGAGTTACAATGAAAAAGGAGCTAACAGAAAACAAATTCTTACTTTTGATGGAAAAAGGTACGATAATGGCCTTCCTGAAATGAAGTGGGAAAAAGGAGTAGTAATCGAATAATGCCTATTAGTAGAGCACAAATATCAAAACAAATCTCTCCTGGTTTAAGAGGGGGAAGACCTTCTAGAGCTATGCGTAAGAGAGTAGACAGAAGACCAAAAAGAAAGTATAAAAGGGTAACGAGATAACAATAGTTATAACGTAAAAAGGGCCCTTTAAAAGGAGATAAATGGTTAAAAAAATAACTGTCTCGGATATGATTGATCGTTTTGGTAAACGAAGAGTTCTTCGTGCTTTAACTAAAAGAAAATTTAGAAATAAAAGAAGAGCCGAAGAAAGAAAAACAGGTCAAAAAAACTTTGGTTTTAAAAAAGGCGGTCAAATTGAGGAGGGTTTATTAATTATGATAGAAGAGAAAAAAAAAGGTGGCGATGCTAGAAAAAAATTAGGTCCAGGAGCAAGATTAGGAGCAGTAGGATCAGGAATAAGAAATAAAGATTTAGCTCCTCCAACAATGAGAGATCGATTTAAGAGACGAAAAGAAAAAAAAGCAGGTGGCGGAATTACGGGCCAAAGTAAATTGGTTGATCTTAAAAAAAAATATGGATCAATGAAAAAAGGAATTCGTGTAAAAGGTAAAGGTAAGTCCTTTATGGAACAATACAAAAAAAGGGTTTATGGTAGAGCCGGAGGCGGATCGATGGTTCAGGGGCCAATGAAAAGAGCTCGTGGATCAGGTGCAGCAATAAAGGGAACTAAGTTCCAAGGAACATTTTAACAGGAGAATAATATGGATAATTCAAAAATAAATATGCACAAAAGAATGGCTATGACTGGAAATTATCGTGGTGGTGGAATTGCACACGGCGGTATGGGTAAAGCTATGAGAAAAGGTGGTATGGGAGGCAGAAAAGGAGATATGATGTACTCTAGAGGTTATGGAGTAGATGAAAAATCAAAAAGAATGCCAACTATGCTTATGGATAGAGGACCTTCTAAAATGAAAAAAGGTGGTATGAAACAAGGCTACAAAGCTAGAGAAGATGAATCCTTAGGTATGAGAACAGGAAAAGAATCTGGTAAGAAACAATCTATGAAAGATCGTAGAGATGAGTCTTACGGAGCTTGGGGCAAAAGAAAATCCGGCAAAGTCAATAAAAAAAAGGGTGGTAGTATAAAAGGTTCTAATAGACCTAGACCACAAGGCCCTCATATGTGGGTTAGAGGAAAAAAAGATAAAATGAGAAAAGGTGGCCATGCTAATACTAGAAGAATGAATCGTCTAGAAGAACTTGGAAGAGTAGATGCTGAAAAAGCTCACACTTCAAAAGGCAGAAGAAATTTAAAAGACGAAAAAAGAAGAATAGTAAGAGAGCTTAAAAAGTAGGATATGTATAAATGGCAACCAGCGGAACAGCAACATTCGATCTATCGATAGATGAGATTGTAGAGGAAGCTTATGAAAGATGTGGTATTCAAACTAACTCTGGATACGATCTTAAAAAAGCTAGAAGATCTTTAAATGTTTTATTTTCCGAATGGGGAAATAGAGGTGTTCATTTATGGAAAATCCAATTAAATGCAGTTGCTTTAGTTGCCTCTCAAAGTCAATATGCTACTGTTGCTGGATGTAGTGACGTATTAGAAGCTTTTATTTCTAATAGTGCTACTACGGTAAATCCTGGATCCGCTACTACTGATGTATCTATAACTAAAATAGACAGATCTACTTATGCTGCACTGCCTAACAAAGGATCAACTGGAACACCTTCTCAATACTATGTAGAAAGAGTAACTTCAGGAACGAATACTCCTAATATTACTTTATACATTACTCCTGATGCTCAAAACTATACTCATTTAAAATACTATTCATTACAAAGAATTCAAGATGCAGGAGCATATACTAATACTGCTGATGTTCCTTTTAGATGGATTCCATGTATGATTTCAGGATTAGCATTTTATCTATCTCAAAAATATGCTCCTGAAAGAACACAACAATTAAAACTATATTATGAGGATGAAGTAAAACGTGCTCTTGATGAAGATGGTTCAAGATCAAGTACATTTATTACTCCAGCTCAATATTATCCAACGGTAACATAAAATGGCTAGAGTTTTTGCAAAAGGAAAATACGCGTTATCAATTTCAGATAGATCTGGACAAGCTTTTCCATACCTTGAAATGGTTAAAGAGTGGAATGGTGCATTAGTTCATGTATCTGAATATGAACCTAAATCTCCTCAATTAGATCCAAAAGTTTATGGGGGAGATCCTCAAGCTTTAAGAAACACTAGAGTACAACATAATATTGGTAATATGACAGTTAGAGTAGGTATATTACAAGGTAATATTGGAGAAAGTTTGTTTTCAGTTGATCACGGTTATAATAGTGAAGGTAAAATAGTTTTTGGAAATTTTCCCTTAAAACAAGGTAAAATATTAAATATTTTTAGTTCAATAGGAAAAGTGAAGGTAGTAGTATAATGGCAGGAATAAATTATTCAGAATTAGTTACTAAAATTAGAGATTACACAGAAGTAGATAGCTCAGTTTTTACATCTACTATTGTGGATGGTTTTATATTAGATGCTGAAGAAAGAATTTTAAGAGACGTTAATACAGATGCAGATAGAAGATACGCCACTTCAAACATGGTTACTTCTCAAAAATATTTAAATTTTCCTACAGGTGCGTTGGTAATTAGAGCCCTTCAAATTACAAGTGGATCTGATAGAATTTATTTAGAAAAAAGAGACACAACTTTTATTGATGAATTTAACCCATCAGGAGCTACTGGAGTTCCTAAATTTTATGCTAATTATGATGACGATACACTTATGTTTGCTCCTATTCCTAATGATGCTTATGTTATTCAAGCTAGTTATGTATCTAAACCAGATGGATTATCTTCAGGTAATACTCAAACTTACTTAAGTCAAAGATTTCCTAATGGT